TATCGCAAGGCTCTGCGTGATATTCCTTCACAGCCTGGGTTCCCCTGGGATATTATCTGGCCGGAGGCTCCGCAATGACGATCCCGCGCGACTTATCCAATCTGGCACCTGGGGCCAACGCCTCTGGTGTTTTGCAGCCCACTAAGGGTGGTACGGGCGCGACTACTCTTACCGGGTATGTAAAAGGTTCTGGCACATCTGCCTTTACAGCATCATCTACCGTCCCCACTTCAGATTTAACCGGGACGCTTGGGGTGTCTAATGGCGGCACTGGGGCTGCAACTTTAACCGCAAACAATGTCCTTCTAGGAAATGGCACTGGTGCTGTTCAAGTTGTTGCGCCGGGTACAAATGGCAATGTTTTGACCAGCAATGGTACTACTTGGGTTAGTCAGGCGGCTGGCGGTGGTGGCGCTTTAATTTATTTAGCGTCTGTTACAGCTTCTAATGCGGCGACAGCAGACATAACAACCGGAATTAGTTCAACTTATGATGATTATTTACTTGTGGTATCATACGCAAGGCCAAACACGAGTGGTGCAAGCTTAGTGTTAAGATTAAGATATAGTGGTACTTTTGCGGTCAGTAATTATCCATATATGTTAGTGCCTTTAAATACTGCCGCGTTTACTGCAAATCCAGATACAAGTGGTCCTTATATTCGATTAACAGAAGGAGCATCAGCAGGTAGCGATTCTATGGCGACAGGATATCTTTACATTCAAGGAGCAAATGCGAATACTTTTATTCGTGTAGTGGGGCAAATAAATTACAACTCAAACACTTCCGCCAATACATTATCTCTAATTGGGGGGCATAATAATGTTTATTCTTCTGGTTTTGATGGAGTTAGAATGCTTGCTACTACAGGAAATATAACGTGTCAGCTTCGTTTTTATGGGATCACAAAAAGTTAAGGAGATATTAATGTTTCGTTTTCACGCAACATCAAACGGAAACATCCCTTTTACGCCGGAGGAGGAGGCTGAGCGTGATGCCGAAGAAGCCGCCTATACTGCGGGCGAAAATGATCGTCTTGCAACAGCGGCTAGGCAAAAAAGGGATGCGCTGCTCTCTCAATCCGATTGGATGGTCACGAAGGCTATGGAGTCGAGCGCGTCATTAAATTTTGAATGGGCATCGTACCGACAAGCCTTGCGCGATATTCCGCAGCAAGCGGGTTTTCCGGCAAACATTGATTGGCCTGTTAAGCCAGAGTAATCGCCATGAACCAGGACATGATCAATGCTGGCATAGGCATAGTCGGCACAGTCTTTGGCTGGGTCTTGCGCACCATCTGGAATGCCGTGACGACAGCAAACATTAATGCTATTAATCTTGCCTCGGGGCGGTAGGGTTATCGAGAGGGGATAGGCAAGGATGTTTGGGTATTCCCCATATAGCGCAGCACCAATCAGCGCCCTGTCCGGGCAGTTTGTAACGGGCGCGGCCTCTGATGCTATCGTCCTGACCGATACCGCTGCCTCAACAAACATCACCTCCGCCGCAACCTCAGATACCCTAATCCTATCTGACTCTGCTGCTGGACTAATATCCGCCATCCTGGCCGCATCAGACTCTATTGTCCTTACGGATCAGGGGGTTGCGGTATTTGTAGCGCCGCTTTCTGCCGCTGATGCCTTGACCTTGGCAGAAATTGCATCTGCCGGAATTGGGTATAGCAATAGCGCCAGCGATAGCTTGACGCTCTCTGATCTTGCTGAAGCGTCCCGGGCCTATAACCTAACGGGATCGGATAGCCTGTCTCTTTCTGATGTGGCAGCATATGCCTGGATCGGAAATCTGAGCGCATCTGACTCACTGACGCTTGCAGAAATAGCTCAATCTATAGGGTCATTTATAGATCAAGCATCAGACACATTGATTTTGTCTGAATTGGCTCAATATATAAACGGAATCTTTGAGTCAGCAAGTGACACCATTTCGCTCTCAGATGTGGCGGTTGGCGGCTTGGCTTTGCCGGAAAGCGCTTCTGATTCGATTTCCTTGTCTGATTCTGGCGTTCTGGGTCTAGTTAGGTCTGGGGCGGCATCTGATGCCCTGTCCTTGTCGGATTCTGCGGTATCATCTTTTGCCTTGGTTGGCGGCGCCTCCGATGTAATTACGTTTACCGAAGCAACAACCGCCGTTTATGTAATTGTTGCCACCACTTCGGACGCTTTTGCCTTTAGTGAGGTTGCTCTAAATAACTCTAGCGCAAGCCGATCTGCATCGGATACAATCACCTTTACGGATGCTGGGGCAGGATATGGAGGATGGCAACCTATTCCGAATCCGGGTTCGACCTGGACTCCCATTAACACGGGTGCGCCGAATACATAGCGCTTCCTTTTCTCAACCCACTCATCACGAGGGAAAATGTCATGTCTCTTAAAGAAGTTCTAAATCTCACCGATTCTGCCGGATCTGGCCTTGTGGCTAACCCTGCTGCCAACGATAAGGTTGGTGTGTCTGGCGTCTTCAAGGCAACCTGTTTCGCTCCAGACGGCTCTGTCCGCTGGGAAGACGAGATCTCGAATCTTGTTGTGACGGTTGGGAAGAACGACCTTCTCAATAAGTATTTCACCGGCTCCGCCTATACGGCCGCTTTTTATGTTGGCCTCAAGGGGACCGGCACTCCCGCTGCCACCGACACGATGTCCTCTCATGCCACTTGGGCCGAAATCTCTGACTATTCCAACGTGACGCGCCCGGCCTTTACCGCCGCTGCGGCGGCAGGCGGGTCCACGAATAACACGGCTTCTCCGGCAGTGTTCAACATCAACGGTACCGCTACCGTTGCGGGTCTGTTTATCACAACCGGCAGTGTTCCCGGCGGCACCACTGGCACCCTGTTCTCTGCCACGGACTTTGGTACTTCGCGTAGCGTTCTCAACGGCGACACCTTGAACGTCACCTACACCATCTCCTGCTAAGGGTGGGATAAATGCCCAGTACATATTCAACCTCCCTCCGGCTTGAACTCATTGGCAACGGTGAGCAGGCCGGTAACTGGGGTTTAACGACCAACACCAATCTTGGAACCCTGCTTGAGCAGGCCATCACTGGTGTTGCGAACGTCACTATGGCTGGGAATACCACCCTTACAGTTGGGAATGGCGTAGCGGACCAAGCAAGAAACGCGGTTATAATTCTCGGTGGGACTCTCGCTAGTCCCGCAGACCTGATCGTTCCGTCTGTTAATAAGGTTTATCTTGTCCGTAATGCCACGGCTAACGGGCAGACTGTAACCATCAAGACAGCAGCCGGAACTGGCGTTGCCCTCCTAAATGGGTACACGCAATTGATGTATTGCGATGGCACTAACGTCATTGCTGCATCTCAGTCGCTTAATCCTGCCGTTGCTCCTGGCACAGTGTCGAGCGTTACACTTGCCACAACTGGGACCGGCCTTACGGTAAACGGCGGAAATTCTGCCAACATCACCACATCTGGTACGTTTACCCTGGCAGGAACTCTTGATGTTGATAACGGGGGTACGGGATTAAATACGCTACCATCGCAAGGTAGGTTTCCGATTAGTAATGGCACAAGCTATGCCTCGGGAACGGTGGCTAGTGGTAACGCTATTTCCGCTGCCTATAATCCTGCCACCAACAACATCGTCATCAACAACGATGGCGTTACCAGCTTAACTGCTGGCAGCGGTATTCTTCTGTCTGGCAGCACTGGCAACGTCACCATAACCTCAACTGGCGGCGGCGGCGCGAGTGGTGTTACTAGCTTTTCTGCTGGCAGCACTGGATTTTCTCCAAGTGTCGCAACCCCCGGCGCTATTACTTTAACAGGAACTTTGCTTCCTGGGTCTGGCGGAACTGGTCTGACGACATTCATATCCCAGGATCGTGCGCTGTATTCTACGTCAGCTTCTACGCTGACTGCTGGAACCCTTCCATCCGCCGCTGGCGGCACTGGTCTTACGACATTCACAGCACCCAATCAGGCTCTGTACTCCACATCTGCGTCTTTGCTGACGGCGGGTACGCTGCCTGTGGCTGCTGGTGGTACTGGCGCGACAACGCTTACGGGGTATGTGAAGGGGGCAGGAACAGCGGCGCTCACCACCGTAGCGACAATTCCAGTAGCCGATATTAGCGGGACCGTAGGGGTTTCAAGCGGCGGCACGGGGGCGACAACTCTTTCTGGCTACCTGAAGGGCAATGGAACACTTGCAGTTTCCGGCACCGCTACCATTCCTATTTCTGACCTTACCGGCACCCTTGCCGTCTCGAACGGCGGTACTGGAGCGGCCACCTTATCAGGTTACTTGAAGGGGAATGGAACATCTGCGGTAAGCGGCGCTGCGACAATCCCGGTAGCCGACATCACCGGCACGCTGGGCGTTGCTAATGGTGGCACCGGCACAACGACTGCTTTCACAACTGGCGCGGTGGTGTTTGCTGGGGCGTCTGGCGTGTACAGCCAAGACCCAACTCAGTTATTCTGGGATGCTACTAATAACCGCCTTGGTATTGGGAACGCCTCTCCAACACAGACCCTCACGGTCACGGGAAATTCGATTTCCAGCGGAAATTCGTATTTCACAGACACTTCTTATTATGCGTTCGTCACCTCCGCAACCACTTATCTAAATTTTGATTCCGGCGATTGGCTGGAATATCAAAGATCGACAAATAAGCTTGTAGCTTACTCGGGAAGCACTCCGACATTTTCTGTCGAATCTTCTGGAAACCTTCAATTCAATTCCGGGTATGGGTCTGTAGCTACCGCTTATGGATGCCGTGCTTGGGTGAATTTCAACGGATCGGGCGGCGCTTCTGTTCGTGCTGGCGGCAACGTGAGTAGTGTCACCTATAACGGAACTGGTGATTATACAGTTAATTTTTCATCAGCGATGCCTAATGCGAATTACTCTGCTGTTCTTTCAGCAAATGAAACTGGCTCGGCGCCCATATTCTTGTCGGTAAAAGATGGCGTGGCTCCAACAGCTTCATCGGTTCGCCTTGGGGCGAGATATGGTACGTCTTGGTCGCCACAAGATGTTTCTTATGGCATGGTAGCAATCTTCCGCTAAGGGAAACAAAAATGGACAAGCGCATTATTTATCCATCCGATGAAGGGGGTATCTGCATCGTTAATCCCTTCCTCGACTGTGGCCTTACGCTTGAGGAGATTGCCGCTAAAGATGTCCCTGCCGGGAAGTCTTATTTAATTGTTTCTGAGTCAGATTTGCCTACAGATTTTTTGTTCTTTGCTGCGTGGGAGGCAGATTTCTCAAGTCCAGATGGATATGGGATTGGGCATGAGGCTTGGTTCGCTGGGAGGAATGCACAATGATCACCATTAACATGGTGAAGGCTAAGGCGATTGGGCATAATTTGCGCCGCGCGGCCCGTGAAGAAGAGTTCAAGCCTCATGATCAAGTGATTATGAAGCAGATCCCTGGCAACGAAGCCGTGGCTGCTGAGGCGGCTCGTGCTGCCATTCGCGCCAAGTACGCCGATATTCAGACCCAGATTGATGCCGCTTCTAGCCCGGATGAGATCAAGGCCGCGCTTGGGATATGACAGATGCCGCTAACCAAGCTCACATTTAGTCCCGGAGTTTTGCACGACGGAACTAGGTACGCATCCTCTGGCGGTTGGTCTGATTCAGACAAAATCAGATTTCGAGGCGGCTTGCCTGAGAAGATTGGGGGATGGCAACCGGCTGTGCTTCAGACGTTTCTGGGCGTTTGCCGGATGCTTACTCCGTTCTCCGACTTGACGGGGAACTACTATCTCGGCATCGGAACGAGCTTGAAGTATTACATTGAGCGTGGTGGCTCGATGTATGACATTACCCCAATTCGCACCACCATTACACAGTCCAATCCGTTTTCAACAACGGCAGGATCAAATGTCGTCACGGTGACTATCCCGGCGCACGGCGCCACGGCCAGCGATTTCGTGACATTCTCCGGCGCAAGTCCGGTTGGTGGTCTAACTCTGAACGGTGAATATCAGATCGTAGATGTGATCACATCTAGCGTCTTCACTATTCAGGCGGTTGTCCCAGCCTCATCAACTGCCGTTGGTGGCGGGTCTGTCACTGCTGTCTTCCAGATCAACACGGGCTTGAACGCCACGATTTATGCAAACGGTTTTGGCGCCGGTACTTGGGGCGGCGTTCTTCCCGGGACCAGCGTTACGTTCCAGGGTTCTATTGCTGGTACGACTCTAACTGTTTCGTCTATTGTGGCCGGAGCAAGCCTGGCTGTTGGGCAGCTAGTAAGCGGAACTGGTGTCTCGGCAAGCCCCCCTGGATCTTCTGCCACCTACATAACCGCCCTCGGGACGGGAACGGGTGGTGTTGGAACATACACGGTCAACATCTCGCAGAGCGTTGCGTTGACCACGATGACCGCCCTCAGCGGTACGGGATGGGGTGCCGGGTCTGACACTGAGGTTGCGGGGACAAGGCTGCGGCTTTGGTCTTCAGATAACTTTGGGCAGGATTTGGTTATCAATCCGCGAGACTCCGCGATTTATTATTGGTCTAACGCCTCTGGTCTTTCGACTAGGGCGGTGGCTCTCAATACCCTCCCAGGTGCGTCTGATGTTCCGCTTATTTCCAGGCAGATTCTTGTTTCTGACCAGGATAGAAAGGTTATCGCCTTCGGCTGTACAGACATTGTAACCGGGCAGCAGGATCGTTTGTTGATCAGGTGGTCCAGCACGGAAGATCCTGCCAACTGGACGCCTCTTGAGACAAACTCTGCTGGCGGCATTCGGATTCCTACCGGGTCTGAGTTCATGACTGCCATGGAGACCAAGCAGGAAATCCTGGTTTGGAGCGATGATTCGGTTCACTCGCTTCGGTACATCGGCGCTCCATTCGAGTACACCATTGCTCGAATTGGTATGACATCTTTGTTGGCTCCGAATGCCGTGGTGTCTGCCAACGACAACATCTTCTGGATGGGAACCAACGGGTTCTTCCAATATGACGGTAGAATTGTTGGTTTGCCGTGTTCCGTGAAAGATTTTGTCTTTAATGACATTAATCTGGAGCAGGCGGAAAAGATTTGCTCTGGCAGTAATATGTCATTTAACGAGGTCTGGTGGTTCTATCCTTCTGCTAACGCGGAGGAGAACAATCGTTATGTGATGTATAACTACAATGAGCGGGCCTGGAGTGTAGGGACGATCTCTAGGACGTTCTGGATTGATCGTGGGATTGAGGATTACCCCCGCGCTGCGTCAACTGATGGGGTTATTTACTTCCATGAGCTTGGCCAGGATGACGGGTCAACCAATCCAGACAGCCCAATTGTGGCTTACATCGAAAGCGGTCCAGTAGAGATTGGGCAGGGTGATCAGTTTGGCTTTGCGTGGAGAATGATTCCTGACGTTGACTTCAGGAACAGTAGCGCGGCTGAGCCTAGTGTGAACTTTGTCTTGAAAGCTCAGGATTTCTCTGGGTCTAATTTCAGCCAGAGTCAGAACAGCATAACCACCTTAACTGCCACAGTCCCGGTAACGCAGTTCACGGACCAGACTTACTTCAGGATACGGGGTCGTATGTTGACCCTGCGTATTCAGAGTACGGGTCTTGGTGTTGCGTGGCGCGCTGGTGTTCCCAGGATTGATATTCGCCCGGATGGCCGTAGATGATCGGCAGAACGAGGCTTCCTGTCCCGACAGAGGAATATAACTATCAATGGGGAAACGCGCTTACGCGGGCCATTGATCAGAACCTCGACAGGACTTTTATTGGTTGGCCAAACTTTGCCGAGGCTAGTGGGTATTATGGTTCGTTCTAC